CTCCTTCAGCATTTAAAGCTAATACAATATAGTGTGCAAGAAGTGATCCTGAAGTATAAGGGTTAGGTCTTGTAAATAATTGTGATACAGGATGATTATCTACTGCTTCAAAATCATTGTCTCCAATTTCTCTGTAGACTTTTAATCTTGGCTCTGCAAAAGAAGTAGATAAAACATTAAGACATGCAATAACAGCAGAGTTGCCTGTTCCATCGCCAATTTCTTTTAATAACTTATCAGGAACAAAACCTGATGTACTATTGTATCCATAGATTTGACCATCTAAGGAATAATTAGTTTGGTTTAAAAAACTACCCTTTTGCTCTAAATTCCTTTGAGGTGGAGCTTGGAGGTAGTCTACAAATCTTCTATATCGTGATTTATTTTCTGCCATCTAGTACGCTTTCCAACTTCTTCTCTTATTTAAGTTTAATACGCCATAAGCTAGCGTATCAACTATGTCGTCATGTGCTCCCAATGGAAAAGTAAGAAGCTCTCTTTCTGCTTCGTGAACCCAGTCAACCATAGGATCATCTGGGAAAAATACTTGTCCACTTTCTAGTTTAGCTGATAAAGGCATAGCTCTGCTTCGTTTATCTTTGTCTGCTCTAAGTTCTCTTACATTAAGACCTTCTCTTCTTGCAAACTGAACAATCGAAAGCTGAAAACCTGCCTTTTCAACTCCAATCCAATCTAAATTATTTTTCTTATAAAACTTTTTCATTGCAGGAATTATGTCAGGAGCTTCCATACGCTTCCTTAACATATCAATAACAAACAATTTGTTTTCACTTGTATCGTGAGCAAATGCAGTAAAGACTGTGTAGTCGGCAGTTTGTTTTGTAGAAGTTGCTAAGTCGACAGTTGCATACTTTGGCATATTATCAAATTCATACAATATACCATCTATTTTTGCACCTCTGACTGCAGGTTGATAATATCTAAACCACTCTTGTTTGAATAACTGAGTTCCTTCATTAACAAACTCAGCTTCATACTCCTGGGCAAATGTTAATGAACCTATTTCTCTTTTTGCTGATTCTAATTCTTCTGGATCTATCGCAGGGTTATCTACTGTAGAAAATTTAAATCTAGCCCAGTCTTCTCTTTCTTCTGCGTCTTGCCATAATCTATAGAACCAGTTATTCATACCTCGTGGAGTTGATATGAATAATGCAGAACCTTTTCTTTCAGTGAGTGTAGGTCTAAGAACCTCTGTCCAAGTTTCTTCTTTAACAAAGGCAGCCTCGTCCATTACGAGAAAATCCAAACCTTCTCCACGAAGTCTTTGTGGATTGTCTGCAGATTTTACTGCAATGAAACCTCCATTAGGAAAGTTTACAACCATGTCGCCCATTTTAACTTCAACGCCCATGGCTTCAGCAAGGTCAAACCCTGCCATCATAATATCTCTCCAACCAACTCTAGCGATAGAAAATGTAGGAGCAACCCACCAGGCTCTTTTGCCTTTCATTGCTGTTTCTATGCAGAGTTGAACGCCTAATCTAGTTTTTCCAAATCTACGACCTGCACAAAGTATTTTCCATCTAGCTTCATCATCAGCTACGATTTGTTGGTTTTCATGTAGCCTTGGAATTTTAATTATTTTCTTCTTTTCAGAAGAACCCTCAATCAATTTACTAAATTTTAAATCTTCCATAGTAATAGTATATACACCTATCTCCGAAGAGATAGGCGTTGATGGGAGGGCTTGTCAGCAAGGAAGCCGACTATTTAAGTCTACACTTCCTTACTTACAGTTATCAACTTATTCTGGTTGTGGTGGAATAACATTTAATCCATTGGGTATTCCAAATAAAATTACATAAGCTTTGTATATATCAGATTCAGGAGTACCTATATCTTCTGATAACATTTTGTTCCAAAGCTCAGAGTTTTCGGATATGAACAGTAAATCTCTTTCTGTTTTTGTCATACCTTCTTTTTCTCTTTCTAAGTAATTTACTTGTGGATCAGTCATACCAATCACTTCGTCAAAAAATCTTTTAACGAACATTTCTTTTAGCTCGTTTTCTATACGAACAAAGTCCTCTAAAGGTCTCATTATTCTTCCTCCATAAGGTTAAGGATATTGATAAGCCTATCAACATCTTCGTCAGGAACATTATTTTTAGCCATAATAACTTTAATAATCTCTTCCCACTCTTTCTTACTCATTGTCTCTCCCATGAGGACAAAGCCATCAGTTGGAAGATTTACAATTTTATCTTGTAGCTCTTCTAAGAATATAGAACGAGTAGCCATAACTTTTATATCGTTCTTCTGTATTTGATCTACAAAAGTATTTAAGGCAAACTCATCACTAAAAGAAGGCAACTCATAAAATGTTTCTAGCATATTAGAAAATATTAGAGTTTCTGCACTATCTTCTTTTAAAGCTTTTTTTCTAATGCTTTTATGTGGAATAGTTTTACCACCCTTTGGTACTTCATATCTAACTACTACGCCAGATTGGTTACCTTTTTCGCCAAAAACATCATACATATCCTTTGTAGACCTGTTTACTACAGCTCTTCCTATAGAGCCCTGTGGTGTAAAGATAATACTATGAAGTCCAACATCATAAGCACACTCAACACCATCTACAATCCTTTCATCTTCTGGTATATGTACAGGAAATGAAGCAATAACAAAATCTACATCAGTAATAATGTTTTTCAACATATAGACATACTTAGATACTCTTGTCTTCATATCTTCATAGCTTTCGTCTTCTTCGTGTTCATCAAACTCTGGATTTAAAATATTCATTAATAGAATATTCTCTGGTTTCGTAAAGCTACCAAACAATAGTGTTGTAGGTATGCTTACCATAAAGTCATCGTGAACAAACTCATTTTCATAAGGATCAAGAAACCCATGTATCTTTCCATCGAATCCAGGATTATCTAAACCTTCACTTCTTCTTATAATCTCAAAAGGGAAAAAGGATTGATTGTAAATATTCTTTAAGTGATAAGCTATTAAATCGCTGTTAATCACTATGTCGCTATTCACATAGTTCTCAATCTCTTTTAGTCCTGCCTCTTGTTCTGCATCGTTAAATTTGTTCCACTTAACCATACCACTCTCTCTTTCCATACTGCTTTATGACTTCTTCCAAATTACCCTCTGGATACTTTTCATAAGTCTTCCATACTTGTCTCTTCATATCATCATTAAGGGTTTTCATTTTACACATAGTTGCGTAAAGTTCTCCCTTAGTTGATCTTGCAGGTTTTGTTCTAACCTCGTGTTCTGAAGGAGTAGCACTTACTCTTGCTTCACAAACACCTTTAGTACCATTAGCAGTACACATTGATTGAAAATGCCAGTTTCCATAATCATCTGAAAACCAAGCTGAATCAACGAACAAACAACTGTAGCCAGGTGTATCGCATAATCCATTAGTTCCTGACTGGTGGCTAGAGTTACTAACCTCAGGTTGTCTTACTTTTGGAATATTAAGTTCTTTAAGTTTGGCAAGTATCATACCCCCATCAGGAGCTTTACTTCTACCTTGCTCATAAATCTTTTGAACTGCGAAAAACACATCGCCTTTTGTATATCCTTTTAAATCTGAATACATAACATCAATCTTTGTCATAGTCCATTTACTTGCGTCATCCATTCTTAGTTGGAGCCACTGTACAATTTCGTACCACTCGTCTTGTGTTATTCCTTTGAAAGATCTAGTTTTCTCATCTACATACTTTGGTTGATGACTTGCTAAATCCAAAAGGTTCATATCGTCTTCAGGATTTATCTTTTCTAAATCACTCATATCTGATATAGAGTTCTACTACAGTACCAGTTGTTATAACTTTGCCTTCAAAGTCTTTTTCTGTTCCTTGAATATAAAAAAGAGAAGATCTCATACTAGAAGCTCTTTTCATTCTAGCTTTGCTATCTGGAATATCTTGCTGATATGAAAGTATCCACTTTCCTCTGTTTTCTCTAGCTAATTCCCTAGCTTTGTCTGATACATAGTATCTTCTATTTCCTCTTGTTTCTAACTTCCTAGGTAGTTTTTCTACTACTTTTGGTTCGAAAGAAACAACTTCGTATTCTCTTCTAACTGGTTTATAGTGTTCTGTACTACTTTGCCAGTTTTCCCATTTTTGTGTCATTATTCTCCTTTGTAATATTTACATACTTTATCATATATCTGATTTTATGCAAACTTTATCTTGTACTTCATTATTTAGACTATCCCTTTTATAAAAAGGTTACATCATTATTTAAAAAAAAATAACTCCCCCCTACCTGCCTTCGTTAGGTCTAGTTCTATAGGTATAGTTAATTAGGTATAGTTAGTGTAACAATTCTGATACACCTAGGTGTATAAAAAATGATACCCCTAGGGGTATAAAAAATGATACACCCAAGATATAGTATGTTCTGACTACTACACCAC